GATGCGTCGCTCACCCGAAACGATGCAGAATACTAGACAACCTGCCCCACAACAATCTCAATACGATGAGACTCAGGAGGATATGGACTCATTCGCGAACCCAAACAAGACGAGTGCCCCCTCACCACCTCAACCTGAGGATCCAATAGATTATGGTGAATATGAGGAGGAACCCCAAATGGGAAACGGGGGTGGGGGTTACGGAGGCGGAGGCGACTTCGCACCTGAAGAAGCCGAACAACCATCTCCCGGGTACAAGACGATAGATGAAGAGAAGGCGGATCTCGTGAACAAACTCGGTCGTCTGGAAAAGAAGGGGTTCGCGATTAACAAACGAATGAACGTGTACTCCAATATTGACGACTTGCGCACAGAGGTTAAGCGTATCACCTACAGTATCGATGTTGATAAATCGCTGAAGTTTTCCAAACGTATGTTGATTGCATGTGTTACCGGTTTAGAGTTTATGAACAAGCGATACAACCCTCTCGATATCCAACTTGAAGGTTGGTCCGAAAATATAATGGAAAACGTTGATGACTACGATGAAGTGTTTGAAGAGTTGTACGTGAAGTACCGAACGAAAATGCATGTCGCACCAGAAATCAAACTGGTGATGATGCTCGGTGGAAGTGCGATGATGTTCCATCTCACGAATAGTATGTTCAAACAAGTGATGCCAAACATGAACGACGTGATGAAACAAAACCCAGATCTCATGCAAAACATGATGAGCGCGGTCCAAACGACTATGGTGAACGGTAAGCAACCTTCTCAACCACAGAACACTGACGGTAGTGGTGGGCGCCACGAAATGCAGGGGCCTGGGCTAGACATTTCAAGTCTCATGGGAAACATCATGATGCCCCCCACCCCCGCGGTGAGTACATCAGCTTTCAACCCACCGGCAATTGATGACGATGACGATGACATTTCGGATATCATATCTGTTCAGGGTGGGGACGCACCCGAAGATGAAAGTGATGTGAAGCAGGTGAAAATTCCCGCGGCGAAATCTAAACGTGGCGGGCGTAAGAAGAAGGTTGAAATTAATTTGTAAACATAGAATAAATGATAGGGTATAGTCCCATTGATTTTGGTGACGACCCGCCACCCGCTTCTGTTCAGAAGAAGGTGGAGGATAGTGCGTCTAAAAAGAAACAGCAGGCACCAGCTATCATGGACGATAACACGGAATGTAATTACGTTGTTATGTTCTTCATAGTAGGTGTGATTGCTCTCGCAGCGATGGATTCAATTAAGAAGTAAGTATCACAAATGTACCACGTGATAAAATATCACGTGTTACATTTTATATGCGCGAATCTACATAGTACCACGTAACCAATACACGTTTCGTGCCACTGGTCACTTGATTTCCTTGATGAATATAGCACCAATTTGAGGGGAATATGAGTGCATCCCCCTTTTTCGGATTAAACGTTTTATGGGTAAACGCCGTCCCACCACCTTCGAAATCGTCCGTCAAATATAAAATAACTGAAATCTGTCTATGATATTCCATCCTTGACTGTAACGTTCCCTGATCGTGATGAAATCCATACTGTTGCCCCTTCGTGTATTGAATTACACGTAAGGCTTCACGCCATGATGTCGTGTCATTAGCTCCGGGTAATGGGTGTGTGTTGTAACCCGAATGTATCTGGAGTATTTTTCTTTTATATTCATCGAGAGCCGCATTTATTTTTTCGTGTACCCTTTTGGTAATATTTTCATTTTCGGGTAGAGTACATTCAGTACTCGTTCGCCCCGAATCTATTTTTGTATTTTCACCGTTGAATGTTGTACTTCGAGTAAATGCGAGGTTTTTATCTGTATACGTATTCAAATCATTTAATTCATCTTCGTTGAGAACTGGAATGATTTGAATAAGATTATCCATATTTGTATAGCTTGTAGACCCTTTAAGCATTTTCTAAAGCCATAACACGTTCTAATAAGGACTGGTACGCCTTTTCAGATGCGGTCAAGCGTGTCTGTAAGTTTTCTGTTTTCTCTTTTTCCTGTTCCAAGTCACTTGATAATTCTTTTACAGCTCCGGTGAGTATGGGTATAATTCCGGTATAATTGACACCTAAAGGGGTTTGTGTTTCACCGCTATCATTGTGTATATAATCTTTGGTATCTGGACGATATGTATATTTTGCACGACCTTCTTCAGAAAGACTGGTGTATTCAGTTTCAGTTTTAATTATTTCAATTTCTTCGGTTTCCTCACCTTTGACAAGTATATCGAGTCCAGGTATATTTCTAACGTCTTGTGCGATGAAACCATATTCATCGACCCAATTATAGTCATTTTTCACACTCTCCCATTCATCATCTGTAGGTATCCACGTACCCACCGCGTCCTCTGGTTTGTCTAACTTTTCGTATTTTAAAGGCCGGAGTTGTTTAACAATTCCCAAACAATTTATTATATCTTCCTCGTTATATTTTATTCTATCATCAGAAGAATTGACAGTGCCAGGTATATATATCCCATAGGACGTTGTTTCGAGTTTTGTAACGTTATCATAATATAATCTCACGTATGAATTTCGCCTAAATCGTGCCATCCATTCGTTATCGAGATCATTATAAATACCACATTCAGTATCATTCGCACTCATGAATACGTATCGCCCATTTATAGAATACCCTTCCCAACCACTGGAACCACTACCCGTTGTTTGTACTGTTCCGTAGTTACCTGTTACACTACCAAGCCCTGTCGCACTACCCGAGGGGCCCGGGGGGCCTGGAGGACCTCCACTCGGACCAATAGGACCAGCAGGACCAGGAGGACCATTAGCACCCGTAGTACCAGTAGGACCAGGAGGACCATTAGCACCCGCACTCCCCGCAGCACCCGCAGCACCCGGGGAACCCGTGGGGCCGGGGACGCTACTCACTGAGCTGAGGTTCGATATTTGTGAAGAATGGATCATACCAACACCCTCCGTTCCCACGTTATAACCCGTGGTGAAAGCCAAACCGGTTAAATGTATTCTACCTAATTGATTCGTGATGCGTATCGATGTAAAGGAATCAAGAGCGGTCCCAATAAACGTGATTGTACTCCCATCATGTTGACCACCGTGACTCGTGGTTTCGACAGCTTGAAGAGTGTTTATACGTCTCAAGAACACGAGAGCACCATCACTCCGGACACCATGAATATCTGCGTATCCACCAGAACTCCAGGTTAATTGTGAAAGGTACGCCGACTTTTGACCTGACGGTATGTTATATTCTCTATACCCGGGAGCGTCATTGTACGCGTAAACATTGTGTGTTACGTTGAATTTGGGTACTCCCCAAGAACTAGAATTATTATGAACTGACCATGCCCCTGATTGGGTGTTAGGTGAATTCACATTTACTTCAGTAAATGAAGTACCACCACCACCACCACCACTAAACAAAGCCCCATTTTGGTATATATCACCCGTGAGGTTTATATTACCGTCTACTATAGCCCCACCACACACGTTTAATACGTCTGGGGGTGCCCCATTATTATATAAATCTACTACATTGGGAGTTTGATTTTTTACGATAAATCCTATATAAATTTTTAACATACCCACGTACGAGTTTTGCAAGGGATTACTGTCATCACCTAATCGAAACCGGGCATCACCACGCCAATAAGACTTCGGGGAACCAGTTGAAATTACAGACGCATGAGACCCCATTAGACTATTATTTACCCATAATTGGGTATTAGCCGAAGTTGGTGCCACCTCTGTACTTGACCCCCCATTTCCACCTGGCATAGAGAGAACAAGATGGTACCATTTTCCCGCTACATATGTAGGTTGGCCACTCCAATTAAATGAATAATAAGCACTAGTACCTTGCCACCCGAATATTAATTTAAACCCGACCCCACTTTTGTAATGAAATTGATTATTATCATTTGCCCAAATGATACCACTATTTACTAGAGTATCCATACGAATCCATAAACTTACACCCGTCCTTTGACCACCGTTGTTACTCCTTTGATGTTGTATACAATCTACATAAGCTGCCCCAGATGAAGACGAAAAATAAAACGCTTTCTCCTTTTTATGAAGCGAAACATTACCATGTAACGTCCCATAATCCGCTCTAAACCTTTGTTGACTATCACTACGTGTCTGTTTAATAGGTATCATCGTTACTCGATTTGGGGTAGTAGAGACATCTAAAATATCGTAATTACGTGTATCAAACCCTAAATCGGGTGATTCTCGACCATACCCCTTTGTTTGTGCAGCGTCAATGTTAGATATCATTAAACTACTCGCAACGAAACAATCGTTATTCACGTCGAGACCCGCCTTACCATAAAATGTCCCAGCATCCGTCAAATACCCGTTAAGAGCCTGGCCATAATTACCGCTATTATATAAAGAGGTGGGTCGTTTCAAATTTGGGCTAACAACTACATTGAGTCTATTGTCTAAACCGAAAGTCGACATTAGACGGTCATATTTATTATACTCGAAATTGTCATACCGATCATAATTATTTGTCCAATTAGCACTTACCGCCCCTCCAGCGGTAGATTCGTTTCTATTAAATATAGACCCATTCGGTGTAGTTGTACATCCAAGTATAATTTCACCGGATATTGCGCGGATAGCATCTATACCAGACTTTTCTGAAAGTTTACTTATTAATAATTCTGAACGACCAGTAAGCGCGCCATTACTATCCGCAAGTCCATCTGGACTTTCTTCATACATTCTATTTTCGATTGCGGTAAGTTCGTACAAGGCGTCACCATAAAATCCACCAAATTCTATGGTTTTAGTACCCTTTGTACTTGTAGAGTTTTGTGCGGGATCATTCGACCCTACATAAAACTTATCTGCGGCGACGTATCCTTCAAATAAACTGTTTCCCAAAAACTGTTGCGTTAATGTAACGTGTTGCGCGTAAATGTTACCATATAAAGGGGAAGATACGAATGTATTTTTACCACTGGTGAGTGTAACTTGTACATTATCGTGTCCGGGGTTATTAACCGTATGTGGGTATGACGCACCGTTTAGATATATAGTAGGTGTCGCTTCCCACCATGAATCACCGTTCCATTCAAGAATAGAAACCTTGGAAGTTTCAAGGCGATATCCGGGGCTTAAATAGTGTGTACTATAAGATTCACCAGATGTAGATATAGCTATACGATTTCCCGCATAATCTAACGATATACTGTTACCAAATCCATCTCGTCTTTGATTACCATGTAATGTTGCCTCAAGATCCCACGAATCATTTAGCGTATTATAATTATACGTCTCTACCGAACCAGTCTGCGAAGAATATGTAAGATATCGATTCACACCGGATTGTCCGGGTGACGATATAGCTAATCGTATATCCTTGTCATATGACGATGTTTGAGATTTTCTAACAATATCTACATCCCACCCACAACGCGCCCACCCCCAACCCTGATCATCAGTACTAGACGGTTTTGTCGCGAGTGTCCATTTATTTACACCTCGTATTAAACCCCCTAATTGAAACGCATTTCCCTGCCACGTAGCAGCGTTCCCACGCGTGTATACACGCGCCCAACCGGGTAATGCATTTGGTGAAAAATTACTGAGTGGTGGTGTTGTATTATAATTTGTGGTGTAGGTGTAGTGTGAAAACAAAGACGCTGCGTTTAGTTTATTCGAATAGGAGCCAGACGTTAGATTTGTATTTGTCGAATCGAATGTCCATATATTTGATGTCCCGGGAGCACCGGCTAAGATATGCTCACCGTCATACGTCATCGCAACCGAATGACCATAACGACTCAGGTTGTTATCGACTATCAGATTCGTCGACCCGTTTATAGGAACTAATGCATCTACATCAGCTGACGAGTCTAAAAATGTTTGTGTCCACGAGTGATTGATTAACTCGTATACGTAAATACGAGATCCGCCAACTGCTGAACCTGGGGCACCTATCCCTATAGTATCACTGGAACTTTGAGCTATACTAACAGAAAATCCAAACTCTACACCCGATGTAGTACTGCCAGTTATCACGTTACTATTATACGACCAGGTACCGTTAGATGGATTTTTATCATAAATATATACCTTGTTATCACCGGGTGAACCAGCGACCAGCCTATCCCCTTCCCAATTAATACTCACGGAATATCCAAACCGTGAAGTACTTGTTCCTGGATTTGATAACACAACCGGTGACGTCCAACTACCAGTTGATGTTAGATATTCGTATATTCGCACCTCATTAGCGCGGTCTGGTTGACCAAGTGCGAGCACATTATCATCAAAATTACAACTTATAGAAACCGGTTCTTTCTGAGATACGCGTTGGCGGTTAGTATTGTATGTCGAACTTTGCGTTGGGTCGTATTGATACCCATATTGATCAAACTCTACAATGGGTAGTTTCCGCGTGCCTTCATACTGATAATAAAACGGCCCACCAGGGAACTCGCTCATTTAAATGTACTTACATTTAAATTGTTACACTTTTCGTCGGTCGCTCGGCAGTAACTTCAACCTCTCTGACAAATAATTGTGAAGTTGTAATCTTAAACGTTTCTATGGCGTCAACCACTTTTAAGTTCCTGGAAACGTACACGTTTCCGGATACTACAAGTTTATCATTTCCTATATCGTGCATATATACGTTCGACCCAACCTGTAACGTAGCCGTCGGTGTTTCCGCACCTACACCTACACCGACATTACCTGCGGTGTAATATAGATTTCCGCTAGACTCTTGCCATAGTGAACTCACGGGTGCGGTAACCCACGCGGGTGTACTCCCAGATACCGTGAGTATCTGGGAAGCGCTACCGATCCCGAGTTTCGTGAGTGTATTCGCGCCATTGGCATAAATGATATCACCCGTGGTAAACCCGGTAATACCACTTGAACCACTCACGATCTTATTATCTTCTATGTCTTGAATCCGTAGCACGTTAGAAGTCATATAGACTTCGACATTTGAGAGACGCGTTACATTATCCACCAAATTAGACCATATATTAATGTTTGAAGCTTCTAGATTTGAGATACGCAAGGCGTTCGATGTCAATTCACTACTTAAAGCAATACCCGTGAGGGTTGTCCCGTCACCAAAATATTTTTCAGCTGTAACATTTCCCGTTACAAGTACATTTCCACTCGCAGTGAGTGAGGTTACTGTATTCAAAAATCCAGTTGTTTGATCAGTAGTGGGCCCATTAACAGTAACTTGTTGCAAATTACCGACTTGCCCACCACTTAAAGTGATCGCTTGCCACCCCAAAACACCGGGTGCGACGACTGTCAACACATGGCCAGTCGTGTTACCAATTGTCAAATTATTAGCTTCTATATCGAAGTCCGCGTAGATGATGTCACCTTGTGCTTCGAGTATAGAACTCAAATCTGCACCCCCACCCCCACCACTAGTGTATTTTTGTGTGGCCCGTCCAACAGAACACCGGGTCATCTTATATATGTACGAGACATTTTCCGAGTGGAAAGTCCTCCGGTTCGTTTTTTTGGTCTGGGATATTAAACCCACCTTGTTTATATACCCGTAAACGTTTGTTGTACATGGCAAAAAATACTGACCAGTGATCTAATATATCATAGATGTGTGGATTATTTTTCTTTCCGGTCGTCTCTCGCATTATACGCCCGATAGATTGGACAATATCAGATTTGGGGGTCGCGAGAAGTACAGTGTCGAGACTGGGGATATCGAGTCCTTCATGCGCCTGACTAAACGTCGCGAATATGATCTGCTTTTTACTGGACGCTGTGAGATCAACCTCTTTCATACCACCCATGTACAGTCCCGATGTCGTTTTAAAATTAGAGTGGAGGTACTCACAGTGGAACCGCCTATCACTTAAAACTAAAATCTGACGTGTCGTCTTCGTAAGTTTCTTTATGGTGGATAGAATAAGGTGATTTCTTTCGGGTATTTCTGTCAACTCGGTGATCATCGTCGCTAACGACAATTTACCAAACCGCGTACAAGGTGGTGGATCTTCGAAACGTTTACACGAAAAATCGAGTGGAAATACATTCACCTGTGCCTGATTTTCACGTTCGACTGCAAAAAAGGTGGGTCCCATGAACCAGTGTAACACTTTCGTGAGTCCATCTTTTCTATTCGGGGTTGCCGATAACCCGAAAATGTGTTTCGGACACATCTTGAAAAGTGATTGTGAGAATACTTTCGCACATATATGGTGTGCTTCATCTACTATGAGGGTTCCTATAGTATCAAAATCTCCAAACGAATATTCTTTGAGTGAAAGAGATTGAAGCATGGCGATGACAAAATCGCAATGTACTTCCTTTTTATTCTGTTGCACGACACCGATCGTCGCACCTGGGCAGAATTGTTGAATACGTTCACGCCACTGATTCGCTAGAAATTCCTTATGGACGACAATCATCGTACGATACCCGAGTTTACATGCTATGGCCAGGGAAACGGTCGTCTTACCAAAACCACATGGGAGCGAAAGAACTCCGTGACCAGCTGCAATAGCTTTGGAAAGTGCGACATTTTGAAATGTTTCATCGCGTAACTTTCCCTTAAAGTTTATTTTAATTTTCACAGGTTCGGGTCTATTATCTTCTTGGGGTGTGCCAAACTTTTCTTCACCGTAAAATCTCGGTACACACAACCCAGTTTTTGATTTCCTGAACACTTTAAAGGACGGGGGTGCCACCCCAAAATCTGCATTAACGATGGGACGTACCGTTAACGCATTTTTCGTCTCTTGCGTATCCGGTACTATGTACCCAGTTCTGGTGAGGGTCATGTAGTAACGGAGTCTATTAGCTTTATATATATCAATTTCCACGTATATCCACTATACTCGCCGGCGAACCACCGTCCCATGAATATCATATCCAAATTGACCGTGTCTCCGCGTTTAAGGGATTGAACAGGTGCACCTTCAAATCGACACATGACACGGTTATACCTATACGGTACTTTTATGGTAAGTACGTTTCCAATCAGTGGATTGTCGATGTGTTTCGCGTCGATCGGGTTTTTCGAATGCATGTATTGAACCCGTCGCGTCATCGCATCGTCGAGTGTCACGCGTAAATAGTGTTTATCGTTGTGGTCAAACATTGGTTCATATACCGTACCGACGAGTATCATCGCATATATATCATTAGGAGAATTAAAACTATAAGCACTATTAAAATATGTGTGACTAAAATCGGTTTTAGAGGTTTACGTGTTTGGAACGCCTGACTACAAAATGAGCGCCCAACTTCTATGGCAGCTTCTATACTCGAGTAGGGTGTGTGACGCTCAGACATCATACCACACAATGCTACACGTTTAGAGTTTCCAAAAAATGGAACCTGTCCATTTACGCTGAGAACACCCGAAGACTGAGTAAACTCCCATTTACGACCATTCCAATGCGACCCCCACGCGACGCGAACACTATTCGGTTCGGGAATCCCCAATGCAGTTAATTGTTCGACCACTTGTTTTTTCAACTTTTCTGGTGGTGTAGTCATTATTTTTTCAGTCAGGTTACACATCACACATGCGACAGTATTGGTACCTTCTAATTTTTCGGGTATAAGATTCCATTTCGTATTCATGGCGACGTAGTGTTCATTCGGTAAAATGGTCGGTGTGTCATAGTCGAGCATGAGCGTTAAACTTCCATACGTACTGGCAAACATTTTGGTGCGCGCGTCTTTCCAATTATCCCCGACGAGTTTAAGTGCACTCGAGTTATCGACACACATTACCAACATACCATCGTTTATGACCGACCCGTCCTCGAACGTACCCACGTACCCTCCGTCGTAATATTTTACTTCCTTCATTGTTTTATTACCCACGAACTTTACACCCCTTTTTTCGAGTGCGCGGAACATGGCGTTATTCATAACAGTACCAGAACCACGTTGTGTGTGCATGGTCGATAAACCTATATGATTCGCATTTTGTATAAATTCGTAGGCTGTCATGACGTCCCACCCGACCCCGTCCATTACGTACGTTATCGTTTTCATGAATTGTTTACCATGCGATGAAAGTTTACCGATACTGTCCTTTACCGTTTTACGTTTGTACGTATTGGGGTGGGATAGTACACGTACCGCGAGTGATGTGAGCGATGCATAATCTATTGGTTTTAAACGTTTCTCTTCCATCTTCACATATTCGTGTTTTTCGGGTATAAACATATCGTCCCACGAAATTCCCATTTCTGAAAATAAACTATGTGTGTTTACAAACGCACTGTCGAATACAGCCCTATGTGCGTGTACGTCTCGTTTTTCTCCGGGTGGTTCCCACCATGACCCACCCATTGAAGGTTTTTTGTCGTACATAATAACCTCATGGTCTGTAAATTTAGAAAGTTCCCAAGCAATTGAAATCCCGGTGGGACCCGAACCTAATATATGCACTTTCATGTTAACTTAAAACAATATTATATTACACTACTATTTACTTCTTACTACCCAGTTTAACCAATTTATCACTTTCCTTACTATATTCTTCCGCGTGACGTTGTTCATCGCGGATACTATTTTTGATTTTACCTACGTCAGTGTCACATTTCTTTATATCGATCACCGAGTCCTATACGTTCCATCTTTTCATGAAACTCTCGTCTTTCACCAGGTGATTTAATGATGATACCCGAACGAATACATTCAATTTCGGGTCCTGTGAGCTGGACAGCGTTGACTCTGAAGTCCGTAAACGCTTTCATGGTAATAGGAACAAGTGGTTCGACGAGTGTGTATATCGCGTTCGCGTAGTCTCGAATTTCTTTTTGTGCATGTGAATCCATGCGGAGGTGAAGATAATGCATGAGGTTATGAAGATTTATTTTCCAATAGAACTCCGTATACGTGGACTGTGGTAGATTACCACGCGCTTGTTCACGACAACACCCATCTCCTAATAGTTTGTCGTAAATATCAAACGAATCTTCGAGATGTGTCTGCATACCTGTCTTGTCAACGTCGACAACCCCTTCCGACCCCTGGTGATTAACCTCCGACTGGCCACGAAGTACGTCGGGGCTGTAATATTCTTTGGGGACGACCGAATATCTCGCTGAAAGCTCGTTTACACTCGCCGTTCTATGTCTCAAATGCTGTCTCGCGATATATATTGGCATTTTGATATGAAACTTAAATTCCACCATTTCGAACGGTGTCGTGTGCCAATGGCGCAATAGATATCGAATAAGCCCGGTGTCTCCACGAGAAGTCTTCGTTCCGTCTCCGTAAGAGACCCGAGCTGCCTGGACAATTGATGTATCTAGGTTTTCCCGAGGCATATGGTCAACAAGTCGCACGAAACCATGATCAAGTACAGGAATTTCCATTATACATGTAAATTGCTTCAAATCTTTAATGCTATATAAAAGGTAACTCGTATTTGTATATAATGGAACCTTCATTGGATACCTGGATTACGATTCGCGATGAAACGAGAAAAATCAGTATACCTTATTTTGCGTACCGTATCTGCTGTAACCAAAAAATCAATGGAGAACTTTCACTATTAAGGTCTATACTCAAAAATACATCGAATGCTACGATATTTGACGTGGGTGCGACCGGTTCACAGATCCCAAATGATATTGATTCAAACATGTCAGTACATTTATTCGACCCCTTATTTATACCCTCCGGTGACGCATTTATTAATGAAACAACATATGTAATGTATAAGGAATCAGTCGATTACGACAAACCCAACGTATACGTGAACAAATACGGTTTAAATGATACGGACAAAACAATTTCCGAATATTGTAAAGACCGTGGTATAACCCATATCGATTTTTTGAAAATTGATACAGATGGTCACGATTTACCTGTATTAAATGGTCTCGGTGACATTGATGTAGATATGATTCAATTTGAATATGACAACTTTTATAGAAAAGAAGGTTTAGATATCCAAGAAGTTTTTAAAAAATTGGAGGGGTGGCACTTTTTTTATATTGTACCATCTGGTTTAGTACCTATAAATAAAATGCGTGACGATTATATTTACACAAACATTTTTGCTTCGAAAGAATTTCCGGATAAAATTTTAAAAGAGTATGTTCCATTACTCATCGATACCACGGTCATCACGGACCATGTAGGTGAATTTATGTGTGAGATGTTTTGGGAAATGAGAGGCGTTACACCCGAAACGTTTAAAATGAGAAATTGTATACCAAATGAGCACGAAGATAAAATTGATAAAAATTGGAACTTGGATTCTGCATTGCATCATTATCGTGGAATATATTCTATATAAAATAGTATGACACCGGTAGTCATTTTAATAATATTTATAATTTTATTTTATTTATATTTACATAGTCCGAGTACGAAAAGAATATATACACTAAAAAATGTTCTCACAAAATCTGAATGTGAAGAATTTATTTCCATGGCGAAAACTAAACATTTTCTCACAACAGCCGACCCCGTTGATGATAAACCTGTATACCAGATTGAAATATTAGAGAATGACAGAACCCTGAATTATCCCGAGTTATTCGAAAAATGTGTAGACTTGTATAAGAAAAAATTACCTAAACAGAAAGGTACACTCGATTTTGTATTTTTGAAACGGTATACACCCGGAGAACGGGTCCATATACCGATGCATGTCGACATGTCAAAATCTACAATAAATGTTTTATTATCTGATCCCACCGAATTCGAAGGGGGTGATTTTTACTTGTTCGACGATCAAAATGACACACGTGTCAGAGACGTGAAAAGAGCATCCACATTGAAAACGAGAATTGAAATGTTAAAAAATATGAAAGATTTACCCATCATATACATGAAACAGGGGGACATGATTAATTATGACGGGTACACGTTTAATCATGGTATATTACCTGTCACGTCTGGTGAACGATACGTACTCACGTACTTTTTTGATCACACATAAATTCATCTATTGATTTATAATATCTTTTTAAATCTTTCATGAATCTTTTATTATTTTCAAGATATTCACACTCGGGTTTATTTTTAAAAATCCACGCGAGATTTGATAAAGAATACCGTGTATTTTTCTGATTTTCGTTTGGTTTTCTAGGTACAATTTTCTTATTTTCTTTGTCCTTCTTTTTGGGTTCGATACGTTTCGTAAAACTTATAGCCTGCATTACAGTATCGGCGAGATCATCTTTCTTTTTAGATGCATCGAAAATGGGTAACCAATGTGAATTATTTTCGTTTGTTTCGATAAATATTCTACATCGTTCTATAGATACCTTTTTTCGTTTCATGTATTGTGCCTTTCCGGGACCCGATACGTCGGGTACTTTAAATCTAGCATCGTAAATAATAGTCTCGGCATTGGGTGCCCGTATCACGAAATAAGCATGTAAAAAATGTTCAACCATCTTCATTTTCTTATTCTTGTCAGGCTGTTTTTCTATGAGGATTGTATCAGACGTGAGTACCCATGGGCGTTCGTCTAAGTGTTTTCGTAGTGAAACGAATAAACCATCTTTATGTTCGGGGGGTACACCCGATACGTCCCACTCTGTGACAAGGTTTGACGTTTCGTCAAATTTACACATCGCGAGATTTCTGATACCAACGTCAATGCTGAGTATCATCTACTTACATAAAGATAATATTGCTTTAAGTATATTTGTTTAAAATACCATTTTAAAAATGATAGGTCCGAGGATTACGAGGAGTAAAATGATACCGATGATTAACATCCGTTTTTTACCTTCCGGACCCGCGAATGGGTTCAACGTCTCGTTTATTTTACTAAGCACACTTCCAGCGGCGCCGGCGGCACGACCCATTATTTTTGATCCCGGGATATCCGATTGGTGTTTCGCCTTACATTTATCCGTGCAGAATTTACCACAATCCTCAACCTTATCATTACACAGTGGTTGATCATCTGGCGTTTTGGGGTCCGCCTTCTTCAATTCATCAAGACTTTTGTATTTCAATTGATCCTTTTTCAAACTACCGTACATGAGTTCATCGAAATTACTGGGTAAGCACGCGGTCGTACACCCCTGTATAGCTTCACTTTCTTTGGCAAGTTTCTTTTCTATGTACAGTACTCCACCGACGAGACCAGCTGCCGCTAATAGGGGAGCAGCTTTCTTAGCACCTCTACCAAGTTTACTACCTTTCTTGGCACCTTTCGCGCCTTTCTTAGCACCTTTAGCGCCTTTCTTGGCACCTTTCGCGCCTTTCTTGGCAGCCGCACCCGCATCACCCGCTTT